AAATACCATGACTACTTCACCAGCTGTCTGCCATATCCTCAGCGCGGGCCAGCCGTGACACTGCCATTGGAAGGTAACGCACCAATCAGACTAGGGCAATCAGACGGAACATACCTAGACATCAATACACAAATGAACATGGTAGTTGGAGCAACACAGCAAAGCAACAAAGCAGGAAGCCTCAACTATCTAAAGGAATACAACAAACCCGGCGAAAAAGCGCAGATGGAATACACCGGAACAGTAGGAGCAACGGGAAGCGTAGGAGACGGCGGATGGATGTACGCAGACCTAGGAGTGGTAACCGCAACAACCATAAACGACTTACGCAAGGCCGTAGCAGTACAGCAGTACTACGAGGCACTTGCAAGAGGCGGCAGCAGATACCGTGAACAGGTACAAGCACTGTGGAACGTAGTAATCTCGGATAAAACAGTACAAATTCCGGAATACCTGGGCGGCGGCAGGTACCACGTCAACATGAACCAAATCGTACAGACCAGCGGACAGCAAGGAAACGATGACACGCCAATCGGCGAAACTGGTGCAATGTCAGTAACACCAATTAACGAAAGCAGCTTTACAAAATCTTTTGAAGAACATGGTTTCATCATCGGTGTGTGCTGCGTAAGGCACAATCATAGTTACCAACAAGGACTGGAACGTTTCTGGAGCAGAAAAGACAGACTGGATTATTATGTACCTCAGTTCGCAAACCTGGGCGAGCAACCTGTGAAAAAGAAAGAAATCATGCTCACCGGCAATGAAACGGACGAAGAAACGTTCGGATATCAAGAAGCATGGGCAGACTACAGAATGAAGCCTAACCGGGTATCCGGTCTCATGAGAAGCAATGCAGTTGGGACATTAGATTTTTGGCACTACGCCGACAACTATTCAACCGTACCAACACTGTCACAAGAGTGGATGGCAGAAGGAAAAACAGAAATTGCAAGGACATTAATCGTGCAGAGCGAGCCACAGTTCTTCGGAGCCATCCGTGTAGCAAACAAAACAACAAGACGGATGCCGTTGTACAGTGTACCGGGCTTGTACAAACTGTAAGAAAGGAGGAAGCCCGGAGAAATCCGGGCTATTTTTAAATGTCAATACTAGGAGCAATCGGAGCAGCCGGAAAAGCTGTCGGTGGATGGATTGCAAATAATCCACAAGTAATAACGAGCGCGTTAACACTAGCAGGAAAAGGACTAGCAAGTCAGTTCGGACAAACCTCAGACAGCCAAAGCCAGGGATGGAATCAAAGCCAAAGCCAGGGCGGTGGAACAAGCAGCTCAAGCAGTGAAGGCGGTACAAACGACAAACAGATAATGGACTATCTAGACCGATTCTATGGATGGCAAGGTGGACAAAACGCATTCCAAAGCAAAACAAACCGTCAAAACATGTTAATGCAAATGGGCTACAACACGTTAGGAGCAATCCAACAGGGTATTTACAACCACATTGAACAAAATGCCGCAATGAATTACAACAGTGCAGAAGCGCAAGCAAACCGAAACTTCCAAGAGCGCATGAGCAATACAAGTTACCAGCGCGCGGTGGAAGATATGCGAAAAGCAGGGTTAAATCCTATTTTGGCATTTGCTAACGGAGGAGCAAGCACACCGGGAGGTTCTGGAGCAACAATTACAGGCGCAAGCATGGGAATGCCATCATCAAGCGCCCTGGGCGTATCAACAATGAATGGCAACGTACCGACAAGCTATTACAGCCGGTCAGAAAGCAGCTCACAATGGTATCAGCTTGCAGAAGCCGTTGGAAGTCAGCTAAGCACAAGCCACAGCAGCCCAACAGCACTTGTAAACGACCTATTAAAAACGTACAAAGCCATGGAAAAGACAGAAGCAACCGTACCGGGAGCAGCCGGCGGTAGCGGACGAAATAAAACAAAAACAGACGAGAGCAGGGCAACAAAACCACAAGACAAAACTGGAGCATACGGAGAAAAACGAAAGCAGGGTGATTATTTAAGATGAGTTGTTACAAGCCATTAATAAGGCTGTACAACCCGAACGATAAAAACATTAGCGGGAGGGTGTATTCACTCTCCCGTTTTTCTCAAATAGCGGGAAGACAGCTAAAATATGAAGATTTGATGTTTAGAAAAGATGTAATGCTAATACCATGCGGACAGTGCATCGGATGCAGAATCAGACAAAGAGAGGACTGGACAACACGAATAGAATTAGAAGCACAAGACTATCCAAGAGAAGAAGTATGGTTCATCACATTAACTTATGACGATGAACACGTGCCAGGCATGATTATAAACACAGGTGAAATCATGCGAAAAGTACAATACCTATGGAAACCGGGAGAGAAGCGCCCTGAAAGCGTCCAAACGTTGCTGTATAGTGACATTCAAAAATTCTTAAAACGTCTCAGAAAGGCTTATAAAGGCAAATTACGCTATTTTGTGGCAGGAGAGTACGGAGAAAAGACAGCAAGACCACATTACCACATGATACTATATGGATGGCAGCCAACAGACCTAAAGCACCTATACAAGGTACAACACAACGGATATTTCACAAGCAAATGGTTAGAAAAACTATGGGGCATGGGTCAAATACAGATAGCACAAGCAGTGCCGGAAACATATAGATATGTTGCAGGATACGTGACGAAAAAAATGTACGAAATTAACGGCCAAAAAGCAAACATATACCATGAACTAGGGCAACAAAAACCTTTTGCATGTATGAGCCTTAAGCCAGGCTTAGGAGATCACTACTATCAAGAACACAAAGAAGAGATCTGGAGACAAGGGTATATCCAATGCACAAACGGCAAAAAAGCACAAATTCCACGTTATTATGAAAAAATGATGGAAGCAGAAAACCCACAAAGATTGTGGAGAATCAAACAGAACAGACAAGCAGCAGTCATAGCAGAAAACCGACTTAAGTATGAAAATGCAGACTTTGCAGAACAATGCAAGACAAAAGAAAGAGTCATCAAGAAGCAGATGAAGAAGAAAGGGACACTTTAACAGTGTCATGGTGTCACCTAGCCCAGTACCTATCAAGTAGGCACTGGGCTATTGTCATTTAAAGACTCCATGTATCAGTCTATTCAGTCTATCAAATAATCTAATTCACACGTGCGCACACGCGCGATAGCGCGCACGCGCGCACGCGCGATATAATATTAACTTGTTGTAGACGTAGTAGTAGGCAATGTGGAAAAGTTGAAAAGTGCTAAAATTTAACGCTAAAGCGTAAATAAAAAGCGAAAAACACTGTTGAAAGTTTTATTGAAAACTTGTTGAATTGTTGAAAGTCCGTCAAAATGACGAAAATCATTGTGCAACATTTTGTGGAAAACCTGTTGAAAGTGTTGAAAATGTTGAAAACGCGCACAGCGCTTACAAGGAATGGATTAGCCGAGCTCCGCATGCGCTCCGCACGGCAAAGCGCTAAAGCGCCATTCAAACCAGAAAAATAAACATTGACAGGCAAAAAAAACGTGATACAATGAAATCACGAAGGGGGACCGGGAAGCTCCTCAAAACGTCTGGTGAATGCCAAATAGGCGACCAGCAAAGAAACTGGATAGACCAGAACAACAGTAAACCTCAATGACCTGAAAAGCTCAAAGAGGAGCTGGAGAATCTTAAAGCAAAAAACATGAACATGAACATTGAAAACAGAAGAGGCAGATACCATGAGCATGAGCATCAAAAGCTACATAAATGACACAGAAGGAAACGTACAGCTTACAAAGCACTTCAAAGTAAAAGAATTTGCATGTAAAGACGGCAGTCCGGTAGTTTTCATTGACGACTATCTATACACCATCCTGGAAATCCTGCGAAATAAACTAGGGAAACCAGTCATCATCACCAGCGGATACAGAACACCAGAGTGGAACAAGAAATGCAATGGCGCAAAATATAGCTATCATATGCGCGGTATGGCAGCAGACATTCGGGTCAATGGGATAAGCGCAAAAGAGCTTGCCAACAAACTGAATGAAATCGTCCCGGATGATTGCGGCATTATCGTATACAGCGGATGGGTACATTTCGATGTACGAACCAGCAGATACAGAAAGGGGGTGTAACAATGGCACTTATCAGCATTAAAGACCTCAAAGCTGCAATTGCAGTTATGCGACAGATCTTGGAAAAGCTAGACGAGATCTATCACGTACTGCACGACAAGCAGTGAATGAATGAAGAATGACCTGGAAGGGAAGATAAACAGATGAAACCATGGAATGTACGAGACCAGCCCAAAGAAGCATTGGAAGAACTACTCAACCGAAAGTACAAAGAAATTGATAGCAATTACAAAATGCTTAGAAAAGTGTCAAACATCGAAGATGCTAAAAAACTAGTAGACGAAATTTGGCAAATGAAAAGCTTTGTAAACGCCATCGAATTAGAATTAATACGAAGGGAGTACAGCAATGGCACGACATCGTAAAACAATGAGCGGAGCGAAAGACCGCCGAATGTTTAACGTAACCGCACGCAAAACCAAAACCATCAACCTGAGCCAGAAACCCATGCGTGGCGGCATCAGACTGTAAAAAGGAGAACGGATATCATGAAACATGAATATTATGGCCTGTGGGATAGCGTGGCAAAGTGCTATGCCTGGGTAGGAGAGAGCAAAAATAACGCAACGTTTGCACGTATGTGCAATGTGATGGCAAAAGACGAAAAGACTTTTGTCGGGCAGAGCCCGCAGGACTATACCGGCCTTAAGCTGGCAGTGTTTGAGGACGAACTTGGAACGTTCACGAACGACACGGAGAAGGTGTGGGAGGGCAAGCCGCATGAATAAACGATACGAAGAAGGGCGAGAGCCCTTCTTTTCTGAACCCGGCGAAAAAATGCGAAAACAATACGTCTGGACAAAGAATGAAAAAAACGAAGAAGAGCTGAAAGAAACTGCACCAATCGACATCCAACAGGAAATCGAAAGCTATGCAGACGAATGCGATATCAAAAACATTGTCCGAAAAGCAAGTTTCGACCCGCAGTTTCTGAAAAGCCTGTCACAGGGAGCACTAGAAGGAACAGAAGTGGATATCACCGAATTTCCACAGAACATTCACGAGTATCACCGCATGATAGCAACCGCACAGGCAAACGCAGCAAAGTTAGCAGAGATTGAAAATTTGTCTAAAATGACGAAAAAGGAAGAAGCAGCAGAGCCCGATCAGAGCCAAGCAGTAGCAAAATGACGGGAAAGGAGGAATAAAGCATGAACAGAAACAACGAAAGGCACTTCAACCAGATTCCAAAAATGAAAGCAAGTCGAACACGATTTAATCGTGACCAGACAATTCTCACAACGTTTGATTCCGGCAAACTGATTCCGTTTTACGTTGATGAGGTATTGCCAGGCGATACATTCAACGTAGACACGGCAGCAATTATCCGAATGACGACACCAAAGTATCCGGTAATGGATGATGCATTCATCGACTTCTACTATTTCTATTGTCCTAACCGAATTCTGTGGGACGACTTCAAATACTTCATGGGAGAAGTCGAAGAAACGCCATGGATGCCAGTCAAAAATTATCAAGTGCCACAAATCGGAATAAAGGGAACAGTAGAAAAACCAAAACCGGAAGAAAAAAGCATACTGGACTACATGGGAGTGCCGACAAAGCTAAAGCGTTACGTCACAGTGAACGCATTGCCGGTACGAGCATACGTAAAAATATGGAATGAATTTTTCAGAGACGAAAACGTAGACAACAAGGCAACAATAAAAACAGACAGCAGCGATCAAGAGTACGAAATGACAAACACAGACAGCATAGAAGACGCACTGAAAAACGCAATTAAAGGCGGCAATCTCTTACCGGTAAACAAATACCA